CACATCTTTTTGATCTTTGAATATGCCATAATTATGATTTTTTAGTTTTTTTAATTCTACTTTTTTCTCTTCTACCTCTATTTACTGATTGGTCTTCAAAACCAACTATATTCCCATTTTCATGAGATGCATCTAAACCATCACCGTTTCCATATGTACCTCTTTTACGATTGTATTTATTAAGAAGTGCTCTATATCTTATCATAGCAGGAGAAGATTGAAACTTTTTATATTCCGCTTTGTAATCTCTACCTGCCATTATTATTTCTTTTTATCCTTCTTCTTAATCTTAATTGTTACCTTAGGAAGTTCATCATTTACCTTCTCAGCAGTTTCGACAACTTTGTCTTTAACTTTTTTGATTATTTTACCAACACCAGTCTTACCTCTTTTTTCTTTATATTCCGCTTTAGCCAATAATTGCTTTATCTTTTTTTCAAGATTATACGCTTGTTGGAGTTTACCTGCTTTTTTGTAGTATTCAACTTTTAACCTAAGTTTTTCTATTTTATCCATTGTCTTTATTTTTATTTTCTTGTCTTAAATAATACCAACGCTGTGCGGTATATCCAATTGAAATAACCAGAAGTGATATTTTAAGTACGGTGTCTATTTGTGTCATTGAGATTGTAAACGTCCCTGCGTTAATAAGGTATAATTTTAAGTCTTGCATGTTCATAATGGGGTTACCAGGTTTTGCAGGCCCAATATCTTGCTTTCCATCTTGGACCCGGATTATCGCATTTATGTCTAGCCCTAAAAGATTTTCTTCTACTAGGGATGTTTTTTTTAATTTTCATGTTAGGATCCCCAAAGTGAACTACAGTAACTTTTCCGTTAGGCTTCTTTACATAAACCTTACTTTTTTTTGCTGCACGTTCTGACTTCATAACTTTATTAAGCGTAACGTTCTTACCCTGATATAGTGCCATAACAATTAATTAAAGGGTAAATATAAATTATGTTAGTAGATAGGGCCTAATAATTTTATACCCGATCTACTGTCTTAAAAGTCAAGTATGAATTTTAATAACTGACCCAGGATTATGTTTTATTTTTACCAAAAACCAACAGTATGTCTTTAACTGAAATCTTCAATACAGAAGACTTTAAAAAAATGATATTTAATCCTTTTAAGGTAAAGGGATCATTAAAAAAGAAGTATCCAAAAATGAAAATGTTTAGCAGTTTTCAATCTGCTGAAGATCAGATGATTGCATATGTGCTTTATATGTATGATCAAAATACACCAATGAAAGAACAGTTTCCTGATCTTAAGATTAGAAAAGAACAAGCAGCAATACTTTCTGGATATGATCTTGTAAAAGACAACGATAAATTACATGACATGTTTTTCTTTTTATCAAGTAAGTTGGTTGACATGGTTGATGAGTTTTTAAGAAAACAAAACAATAGAATATGGTCTATGATTGTTTCTAATGAACAAACGTTTTTTGAGTATCAAACAAAATTATTAAGTCCAGTTGAGGGTGATCGAGATAAAGATATTTTGCAGGCATTGCAAATAAAATCTAAAATTATGGATGACCTAAATACTATAAACGATAGATTGGATTCATACTATATGAAACTGTATGGAGAAGATCAAGAGTTGTTGAAAGTGATTAAAGCAGATAAAAGGCTTACACCAGAATTTATTGCAAATTTATGACAGTAAACATTCAAGGAGTTGAATATACTCTTCCGACAAAAGGAAAGGTTTTTAATGTTATAACTAAAGAAACAGAAAAAAGACCTATAATAACAAGTTCTTCTAAAAAGGTAGATCAGGTTTGGATAAGAACTGAATTACCTGAAAATTATGAATATAAAAGAAAAGAAGAATTAATAAAGCAAGCGGAGGATAAAGATTATTTTGATGTTGAGTTAGAAAATTTCAGATCACAGGAATGGGATAGAAGACTTAATGGTGTTTGGTTTATGAATAATGGAAAAGCAGAATACATAACTGGCTTACATTATTTGTTTTTAAACTGGTGGAAAATAGATATTGGATATCCAAACTTTAGAAAAGTAGATCAAGAATATTTTTATTTTTTACAATCATGTATAGACAACCCTGAATGTCTAGGAATGATAGAGTTAACTAAACGTAGACAGGGGAAAACTGTAAGAGCCGGTGTATTTATGTTTGATCTTATATCAAGATCTAAGAATAAAAATGGCGGTATACAATCTAAAACTGCAAGTGATGCGAAAAACAATGTGTTTGCTAAATCCATTGTTGGACCATTTAAAAAACTACCAGATTTCTTTAGACCGGTTTATGATCAGTCTAAAGGGGTCACCCCAACCTCAGAATTAAGATTTTATAGAACAACTAAACGTGGGAGAAAGTCTCTCGAAGATTTAGGTAAACCCGAACTCGAATCACAAATAGACTGGAAGAGTTCAGATAAATATGCATATGATGGAACAAAATTACACAGATACCTTGGTGACGAGGTTGGAAAAACTATGGAAGTGGATGTCTGGGAAAGGCACAATGTTGTACGTTTCTGCTCGGAACTGGATGGCTCGTATATTGGAAAATTACTTTATACAACCACTGTCGAAGAAATGGAATCAGGTGGTGAATCGTTTAAAAGGTTATGGGACGCTAGTAATCAAGAAGATAGAAATGTACATGGTAGAACTGCCAGTGGATTATTTCGATTCTTTACTCCCTCATATAAAACCTTATACTTTGACAAATATGGTTATGCAGATGAAGAACGTGCTAAGGACTATTATTTGGCTGAACGTGCAAATCTTGTCAATGATGATCGTGCTCTTTCTAGTATTATTAGGAGAAATCCATTCACTATTGAAGAGGCTTTTAGGATAGATGGAGAAAGATCTTTATTTAATGCAATGAAATTAAATGATCAAATAGATCGTATATCTTGGAATGAAAATCTATATACAAAAGGTAATTTTGAATGGGTAGGTGACAGAGAAACTGGCCATGTAGAATTTAAGCCTATGTCGAATGGAAGGTTTAAGGTATCATATTTGTTTGAAGATTTTAAAGATGCTAATAATGTTATAAAAAGAGGTAAAAATTATTTTCCAACAAGAAAGGGTGAATTTACAATGGGTTGTGATCCATATGACCATGACAGTACTGTAGACCAAAGAAGATCTAATGGAGCCTTCTATGTGTACAAGAAACACAACTCAATATCAAATTTTTATGACAGTTCATTTATAGTTGAATATATTTACCGACCAAGTACCGCAAGACAATTTTATGAAGATGTCTTGAAGTGCTGTCACTACTACTCTTGTGATCTCCTATTTGAAGACAATAAGATTGGTATAAAAAATTATTTTGAAGATAGAGGTTATTCTGCCTTCTTAATGTTTTTACCTGGTAGTGCGAAACCTGGGATGAGTGGATCTGTGAAGACACATCAGCAAATTGCAGAAGTAACTGAAGACTATATAGAAAATAACGTTAGTAAAGTTTGCTTTCCGGAATTATTAAAAGACTGGTTAGAATTTGATATAAGTAAAACAACAAAATTTGATGCAGCGATGGCCGCAGGATATACACTTATAGCAGACAAAAATATACTCTTAAAAAATTATCTGAGAAAAGGTAATCTTGTGGAGGCAAAAAATATGTTTAAAAAGTTTAAGGTAGGATGATAAAACACAAAGAGAAAGCAAACTATCCAAACCATAACATTGACCCAAGAGATAAGGGCAAGGATTGGTGTTTGTCATACGCTAAAGCAGCGTGGTCTGATTATACACAACATGGAACCCAATCATTTCACAATAATAGAGGTACATATCCAAAAATAAAAGATTACGCACAAGGTAATCAGTCTATTAATAAATATAAACAATTACTAAATGTAGATGAAGCAGATAACGAAAGTTGGTTTGCTATTGATTGGACTGTGTTACCTATAGTTCCAAAATTTAGAAGAATTGCTTTAGGAAAATTAAGTAAATCAGAATATAATATAACAGCAACTCCAATAGATGCATTAGCACAGTCAGAAATAGAATCATATTATAAGACTACAAAAGCAAAAATGGATCTTAGAAATATGGCGGCTAAGTCTGCTCCAGGAATGGAACAGTTTAGTGCGTTAAAAGCAAAACCTAATGAGCCATTAAATGATGAGGAATTAGAAATGCATATGGCTTATACATATAAGCATAATGCTTCTATTGAAATGGAACAGGGTATCGATTTAATCTTTCATACAAACGATATGGAAGAAAAAAGAAAGCAAGTAAATGAGTATTTATTTGATTATGGTGTTGCGGGTTATAAAGAATTTATCGATAGTAATGGTGCTGTAAAAATTAGAGTTGTAGATC